TTCTATTAATTTACAGCGTTGGGGCGATGGTTCTACTGGAGCGAGCGGTTACAGATTCCGCATTGATCAAACCTATAACTTTATTGCTAACAGCGGTAGCGGTGATACCCTTTCTGTTGCAAGTACTTCTGGGGCCTTATCTACGCCGGGGCAAATTACAACTACATATTCTAGCGGTAGCGCATTCTATGTTAACAATACTGCGTCAGGTGGTGACTTAACAATTCGTAACACATACCCAACTATTCACTTCCGTGACACGGACGAAAATAATGCATATCTACACAATAACAGCAACAGATTATACGTGTTACGTGCTGGCGCCGATGCTGGTGACGGAGCATGGACCCAGGTTAATAGCCAGTGGCCGTGGTATTGGCAATTAGACACAAACAACTCAACTTGCGGCGGTACGCTGTACGTCGTGGGCGATGTCTATTCTGCAACATCAGACGAAAGATTAAAAATTATTGAAGGTCCTATTACTGATGCAGTTGCAAAAGTAATGGAACTAGAAGGCTTCTATTACTACGATAATGAAATTGCTAAATCGTTGGGCGTAGTGGGCGATCGTAGAAAATTAGGTTTAAGTGCTCAAAAATTACAAAAAGTCATTCCGGAAGTTGTAGTTCCAGCACCATTTGATCAAGATGAAAATTTAACAACAGAAACTAAGTCTAAATCAGGTGAAAATTACCTAACAGCACAGTACGAGAGAGTCGTTCCGCTGTTGGTAGAAGCAATAAAAGAACAAGAGAACACTATCAGAGCGCAACAGACGCAAATAGACGAATTAAAGGCGTTGGTAACCCAACTGCTTAATAAATAAGAACAGATAAGGAATTTACCAAAATGGCAATTTACAGCAACGGACTTTTAGTTATTGATAACACAGGAAACGTTATTCCTGCCAAGTATACCGCACGAGGAAATTTGAGTGCAACAGCCACTCCGGGCTATATCGCTTACCTAAGTGATATCAACGACTTCGTGTTTTCGACCAATAGATATCCTTCAACAGGACCTTCTGGTAATAACTACGACCCAATCAAAGCAGGCGGTTCAGCGGCTTACTACTCGTGGTATAAGTTTGTAGCCAAGCCAAGCGATTACAAAAACGAAATTATCATCCAACAGGGCTGTGTATCAGGCGGCTATGTAGGCGGAAATATTTGGTCACAGATCCTACGTGTGCATCATAGCTGTGACGTTTCTTTAGAGCAACCACAAACGCTATCGTTTACCAATTACTACGGTGGCTGGCACTCATCAGAGTGGTATGCTTATCACCACCAAGGTAACTCCAGCGTTCAGGCCAACAAACAAGACTGGTCATCATGGACTATTACAGTTATTAACAATCGCCCGACAGGTTCATACTCACCTAATTCATGGCACAACGGAACCAAAGTTGGTTCAAACAACAACTATGGTATGATTCAAATCGGTGGTACAGGTAACTATCTAAACTATAATACAGACGGATGGGGTGTTGGTTATCAAACCAACGGATCACACTCATACGGTGCTGGCGTACCGACAGAAAACAACTATGCTTATAATCATTCACCAGGTCAAGGTGGTGCGTTCAGATGGAACTATAACACCATGTCAACTAGTAATGCACTAGCAGGTGAGGCTCCATTTGGTGGCGGTCAAGCTGGTAAGGCTATGCCAAGCAAATACTTCAAGTGGTGGATGAATCCAAACGCATCATCATCATTTAGCCGCTTCAACGTTGCAAGTGAAAGCTGGCAAAGTTCGCCAAGTTCACAGTACAACAACGGTGAGCAATGTTGCGTTATGGGACAAGACTATGGTTATCATATCGCCGGATATAATGGCGCTCAGAACAGCGTTTCTCAGAAACAGTACTATCCATCAGATAGTATCCAAGTTTTAGGTTCAATCTATAGTCAGCGTAACCAATCTTCAGGAAGTGCCTGCTACGGTCCTCTACCTTAATAAGTAGGGTTATGAAGAAGATATGCATCGTAGGCGGTGGAACAGCTGGTTGGCTTTCTGCCGCTTATCTTATTAAAAAATTCCCCAATTATCAAATACAGTTAGTTGAAAGTCCTAACATACCTACAATCGGTGTAGGTGAAGGCACTTGGCCTAGCATAATGAAACTGCTGAATGATCTAGGCGTCAAAGCCACAGAACTAATTGCACTCACTGGTGGTGGAGTTAAATTAGGTATCAAGTTTATAGATTTTGCCGATGCACCTTTTTGGCTATCTACCGATCCTGCATGGGAAACATGGGGTACTGATCTAACAGCGGCTGTGGGTAATAATAATAAATGTCCTTGGTTATATGAAGATAGCACACACGGTTGTCATTTCGTAGCTTCGGAACTTGCAGATCTGCTACAAAAACGCAGTACCGATCAGGGTGTAGAATTAATCCACGCAGATATAACAGATGTAGAAATAGAAAATGATAATTGTAAAAGCGTGACCCTAGACAACGGTACCAGTATTGAAGCAGATTGGTTTGTAGACTGTTCCGGATTTAAGAGAATATTGATAGGAAAAACATCTAGTCAATTCCAAAGCTATGCTAAGGAACTCCTAGTAGATACTGCCATAGTAGGGCAAAAGACCTATACTAATCCCGAAAAAGAATACGAACCTTTTACATCAAGCATAGGAATGACAGCAGGTTGGCGCTTTAAGATACCTGTTTATGATAGGACTGGAAACGGTTACATTTACAGTAGTCAGTTTATCAGCGATGAGGATGCTCGAGCAGAGTTTGCCAGTGCTACAGGAATAGAGAATCCTAGAAAAATCTCAATGCATCCGGGCTATTACAAAGAAATATTCAAAGGCAATATCATCGCGGCTGGTATGAGCAGTGGATTCATAGAGCCGCTGGAAGCTACAGCTATACATCTTGCAGGTAAAACCATAGAATACGCTGTAGAAGTAATAGCAGGTCGTAGAAATCATGTGTGGGCCAATTCAGAAATACAAGCAAGAATACGTTACATCAAAGTTGTTGTACTAGGCCATTATGCTTTTAGTCGTCGTACAGAGCCATTCTGGGTAGCCGCTAGTAAGGCCGCCCGCGACTCAAAAGACTTCCAGGATTTTTGGCACTCTCTTAAATATAAATATCCAACGAAGGAAGATAATCTCGATAACGGTTATCCTTATTTTCAATGGAATGAATTGCTAAGAGGATTTGGAGAAGATCATTACTATCCTAAATTAACACAGGATGCTAAGGTTCAGGTTTATCTAGCACAAAAAATGTTGCCAAATCATTATAGATACATAACAGAGATAAGGTTAAAAAATGGAATCAAATCAAAAGAAAGACTGGAAAATAGCTGAGTTAGTTGAAGCATTGCCGAGGGGCATGAGCGACTTCCAAATGAAACAATTCGTTGTTGGAGCACAGCTAACACCTATCAAACAACTTCAACAGGTTGTTATGGAAGCAGAAGTACGTGAAGAAAATTTACGTAAAACAGAATACGAAGATAAAAAGAATCAACTTAAAATTGAGATCTTAAAAAGAAAGCGTGAAAGAGAAGTCGATCCATTGTATCAAATGGAAATCGATCTCGAAATTCACAGCTTAGAAGAAAAAATTTACCTAAGTGTAAAAGAAGTAAAACGTATCAGAAACGAATTAGAGACATTCTACGAAGTATTAGAATACTTTAATCAGAATTTTGATATCGCTGAACTTCTTTCTATGAAAGACACTTTAGAAATTGATTACTGGGTCAAACGTTTAGGTCGTCAAGCAGGATTAGACATTGTGTCAACTGGAAGAATTTCAACCGGTAACCTACAGGCGATGCTAGATCTACCAGAAGAGATCTTCCATGTGACCTTACAGGAAGCATTGAAGATTACAAATGAAATGGCCGCGTATATCCCTGTGCCACAGTTAGGATCAGTTCCTGACAAAGAAACGCTGATTAAATTTAATTCAGACGGCTCACAGGATAAGATAGCAAGGTCAGAATAACGCTTTATAAAGCAAGGTCATACTAACATGATTTTAATGAAACTTGAATCAGGTCAGCCATTAACTTTCCAGCTCCCGCCAGATGCAAAGTACGCTACTCACGGATGGATTTTGATTGATGTACCTATGAGCAATTTTAATGCTCAACAAATTGCGGCTTATCGCATTACAGAGATTACTGATCCTCATCTAAAAGCCGCTTTACAATACATTAACTATACTGTACTAGATAGTGGTAGTGTAGCAAATGTAACTACAGTAGCTGATCATAATCCGGGAGAAATCGAAGCCGGCCACATGCATCATTTTCCAACTTTAGATAATTCAGACGATGTCAAATTGTTCTTAGATGGTTACAAGTATCTAAGCTGTTTGGAGGTACAATTTGAATACGATGCTAAATTTGCTAACCTTAGCGTTACTACAAGTTCATTAGAAGCAAGTACATTTGCAGGACAGCTAGAAGAAGCCAAAGCCTACATGGCCAATCCTTTTTTCCCTACACCAATGTTGTCTGTGATATCAGCATCTAGCGGTATCAGTATCGCAGATTTAGCTAACCAAGTCATCGCAAAACAAGCCAGCTATCAACAGATGCAGGCTAATTTAGTAGGACAGATGTTGGGTGAAAAGCAGGCCGTAATGAATTGTTCAACTCCATTAGAGGTAAAACAACTTGGTTGGATCTGATCTCAAGTTAAGTAATATTTTTCCTACTCCTGTATGGACCATCAAAAATGATCTGTCTGAACAGGAAATACAGGAGTTAGAAAAGTTTTCTAGAGAGGTAGTGCAAACACAGCCTAATCTAGATATTTCAAGCAAGCGCGGTGGTGGCGGTAGCAGTAAAGTTCTTACTATCGCTCATCCTGTCCTAATGCCTATAATAGAACGCTGTACTAGTGCATTAATCAAGGACTATGAGTCCGTTACAAAATTAAAATTACTCAACTACTGGGTAAATGTAAATCCTCCCGGCTCGTATATGATTCCTCATATACATCCACGTAGTGTTTTTGCCTGCACTCTATATGTTAAAACTCCGCCGCGTTCTGGAAAGATAACATTCGTCAATCCTAATCTTGCGGCACGCCAGCACTTCTATAGCGCCAAAGATGCAGAATATAATTACAAGAGTTATAGTTTCCAACCTGTACCTGGAATGTTTATAGCTTTCCCAAGTTGGTTAGATCATGGAGTGGAAGAGAATTTATCTGAAGAAGATAGAATCAGCATCAGCTTCAATCTAATCGCCGACGACATTTAATTCAATAAATCAATTATAGTTGAGATTTTAGCTCGATTGGTCTTGCTACTGAGTGTAGTTCTAAGGCCCGAGTGTAGCGGTTTTGGCCAGCACTCATTTTCAACCCATGCATATCCTGAATGTTCGTGATTTAGACGAGGAATAAATTCGTCTTGGACGAGCAACACATAGGTGTGATAATAGAATATACCATCTTTGCTTTCATACTGCTCTAAGGGTATAGTCTTTTCTATTTCTGGTAAAAATCCAATTTCTTCTCGGATCTCTCTACATAGTGCTTCATAGGGAGTCTGATCGTTGGGCTCGTGTTTGCCGCCCACAATACCCCATGTTCTAGCAGTTTTGCCTTCTGATCTGTGTAGTATTAAAAATTTCTTAGTTGATTTGCTTAGGAATAATCCGCCGCTACAAATTATGCTCATAGTAATAAACGCCAATATCCCGATGTATATTCTCCTTCATAACTGGATGTCCACTGTTGGCCATCCCATGAATATTGAGAACCGGTTCGTATATTAGTTATGTACGTGGGAACAGTACCTGCTAGAGAATCGAATATAACTGACCAACTAGTACCATCCCAAGAAATAATATCGTTGGCATTGGCAGAAAATACACTACCGTCAGCATTCTTGAAATTCTTTACAGCATAGGCAGTATCTGGGTGTGTTAGTTGGTATACTGGATTTCCGTTGGCATCTAGTTTTACTAGTTGTTGCGGACTATCCGGATTATTAGGATCGTATCCTGGATTAGCAATATACTGTACTTGTCTATATGCAGGATTGATATCTTCTAAGATCAAATAGCGTATTCCCACATTATTAGAATCAGTGGTAAATGTAGTCGGATCTATAATAGCATCGACATAGGTCTTTCCACTATTAGGAGGTACCTGACTGTTAGTGTGCAGGGTCGACGCATCGATATTCAAAATCATTTGTGTTTCGTCAGTTGGATTCAACGTCATCGTAGCAACAACTTCTGTTTCTAGATCTTTAGTGAATCTTATTTGACTGACTCCTGCGACAAACGTTCCAGGATAGGCATCTAATATCTTAAACCAACTAACATTTGGTCCTAGTGTAGCTGTATTGTTTAAAACTATTATGTTTAGATTTTTCAAACTATGACCAGCAACAGCAGTAGGCTTACGACCATTGAAAAATGCTCCGTCATCATAGGGATTAGCTTCGATAGATCCTGTAGGTTCGACGAATATGTTATTAATGATATTTGTAATAACTCCTAATTGTTTTACTTTGATAGGAGTACTGATCCATATAGGTGTAGTAAATGATAGATTAGCGATATCTATATCTTGCTCTACTCCTTGGGGTATTGCGCGAGTTGACCAAGTTAGATCCGATAATTCTAAATAACTCAAACTAGTCCAATCAACAAAGTTACTAGTAGTTTGTATTTCCATTGCAGGTCTAAACAAGACTAATATCTGTTCTAATATCTGTAGTTTCTGTTCAGTATTAGAACTCCATATATCTGCTTGAAATTCTAGATCATAAGGAGTAGGCATCAAGCGATTGATAGTATAGTTTGCACCCTGTGTGTTAGCCGCACCTTGTACAATTTCTCCGTATGTAGGACTGCTAGGATCCTCATCCATATAATGATCGGCCCGCTCTCTTACATTTAGGGTGTTTTCATAATAGGGATTCTGTAGTCGTTCACGTGCTATCTTTAAATTTTTAATGTAGCAACTAATAAAGGGAGCAGACGGAATAGTGTTTTCAGAATTCTTGTTTAATATCTGTGCAACTTGTCGGCTCATATCTCCGTAGCGAACAGGAATCTGTACAAGGTTTCCTTTAGAATCCTTATAAGAAAAATTGCTCATTACTCGCATAAACTGAGTTAGATATCTCCTCAGTTGTCCGTCATAAAAATAATCCATTAGTTATCTGCCTTTGGTTTTAACGCTTTGCTTAGACTCTGGCGTTCTTTGACAACACTACCGCCAATAGTTGCAGTCGTAGCATTGTTTATGTATCCTGATAGCTGAGTACGTCTCACTTCTTTTCCTGCGAAAGGCTTGCCAGGTGCTACATCCTGTGTACCAAACTCATCTAGAGTCATTCGGACCTTGTCTTCAAACTTGACCCATATCGCACCGTCAAATCTAAACAGCACATTCGGTAGATAGTCAATGCGTAAGTGGAATTGACCTTTGACTGGGTGCGGCGGAAATTCAATTCCGGCACTGTATTTGGCTCCGTTGGGGGGAACTCCGCCTTCCCCTGCGCCCTTGACAAAGTATGTATGATCGGGGCTTCTCAATACGATAGAAGCATCCATGTTTTCCCAATTAGTATTATCGATGCTGGTGTCGCTTACGTCTTGCAAATCAACAGTACCATCTGAAGTTAGTGGAACTACATAAAGATTACTGTCGTCAAATCCTTTAGCTGGCGAATCTAATTCGGCTTGTTGTATCACAGCATTATTTGTAGCGATACTAGCATTGTAGGTTGATATAAGATCACGTAGGGTACTGCCGGTACTATTTCCGTCAGCATCTGTTTGTACAGTATCGAGTATTTCTTTGTATTCTTGTGTGTCGACTAGCGGAGCACATTTGGCTCTAACTAGATGCGGATACCAAGTTTGACTAAATCCGTTAGTAGGGCGAGCTACTTCCTGAACAACATAAAATCTCTTTAGGGCGATAAGACTTTGATCTAGAGCATATTCATCTTTCAAGTGAGGCAATTCTAGAACATCACCTGCCATGATTTTACGTCCTAGAGTTTCTACACATCCACTTAGATGGAAGTGTAACATAATATTATCATTGTTTAAGAATAGGCCAAACTGACTAAGATTAAAATCTAGATCTTGCATTTGGTAAATGCCGCGCAAGATGTATACGTTAGGCTCGTAGTGTCTATCACGATTTTCCATCAATAAGACATCTTGTATACCCAGTTCTGGAATCGGGTTTGAATTATTAGGTGTAGCAGGTGTAGCTTCTCCTGTAGCAGGATCTACGTGGCCCAAATATTTGTGGATATAAATGTCAGTGCCGCCCACTTGAAATTGCTCGTTAATTACACGATCTAAAAACTTAAAATCATTGCCTTTTTCGGGGCGGTAAAGGGATAGTCTTGGCATAGTAGTGTATTTATAGGTAAATAATCATATGAGCACAGCTAATACACCCAACCCTGTTAATGATACAACACCAGTCCGTCAGCAGATAATTGACTATGTAAAGTCGCTTTTAGGCGGAAGCATGATCGATGTTGAGCTTGAACCAAAAGACTATAATATCGCAATAGATCGCGCACTATCTCGTTATCGTCAGCGTAGTGCTAATTCAGTAGAAGAAAGCTACGGATATTTGACTCTAGAGCAGGACCAAAACGAATACATCCTAAGCAACGAAGTTATTGAAGTTCGCGATGTTTTCCGTAGAAGCATCGGTAGTAGAACAGGCGGTGGCGATGGCGGCACACTATTTGAACCATTTAACTTAGCCTATACAAATACCTATTTGCTGTCATCTAGCAACATGGGTGGCCTTGCAACTTACTATGCGTTTGCTCAGTACCAAAAAATGGTAGGTAAAATGTTTGGTAGTTACATTCAATTTACATATCATCCGCAGACTCGCAAGCTGACTATCATGCAACGACCACGCGGTGAAGAAACTGTGCTGTTATGGTTGTATAATCATCGTCCAGATTTTGCTTTACTAGATGATCCATATGCTGGTTTATGGATCAAGGACTATACGCTAGCCACTTGCAAACTCATGCTAGGCGAAGCTCGCGAAAAGTTCAATCAAATTACCAGCCCACAAGGTGGTACTACTCTCAACGGTACCCAACTCAAAACAGAAGGTAACGCCATGATCGAAAAATTAGATTTGGAGATTAACAATTATGGAACTGGCGAAAAACCCATGTGGTTTGTAGTAGGCTAAAGCCAAAATCAGTTGACCTTGTAATCGCATTGTAATAAAATATAGTATCGTTTAGGAGATACTATGATTATAGGTGTGTGCGGTTTTATTGGGTCAGGCAAAGATACTATTGCCGACTATCTAACAAATTTCCATGGTTTCAGAAGAGAAAGTTTTGCTAACAGCCTTAAAGACGCAGTAGCACAAGTCTTTGGTTGGGATCGCACTATGCTAGAAGGGCGAACTAAGTCAGCCCGCGAATGGCGCGAACAAGTTGATCCGTGGTGGGCAGAACGCCTAAACATGCCGCATCTAACTCCACGTTGGGTCCTACAATATTGGGGTACTGAAGTATGTCGTAAAGGATTTCATGATGATATCTGGATCGCGGCCCTGGAAAATAAACTACGCAACTCCAAGGATGATATCGTTATAAGCGATTGCAGATTCCCTAATGAAATCAAATCAATCAAAGCCGCAGGCGGCATTGTTGTTCGGGTAGTTCGTGGGGGCGAACCTGAGTGGTACGAAGCCGCAGTTAGCACTAACCGAGGACCGAACGGCAATCTAACCTGGGCTACTAGTAAAAGTATCTTAGAAAAATCAGGTATCCACGCTAGCGAAACTGCATGGGTAGGTACCGATTTTGATGCGGTAATGGATAATAACGGTAGCATCGACGATCTCTATGCCCACGTTAAAAATCTGGTCGAAGGTCACCTCGTCGCCACGGAAGTTTAAGTTTATGCAGTATGCGTTGACAGTTGGCGCATACTGTCTTTAAATTAGCAAGTTTACAATTACTAGGATCACCGTCTACATAATAGACGTCAAACTGCTCAGAGTGCTTGCTCGTGTAATTACAGCGATCGCAAGTATCCTTTATTCGATACCCAGACATCTGCCATTTAGGTCTGCCTATATCTCTACTCCTAGAACAATGGTCGCAGGTGGTCCTATAGAATGTCCTACCATCTTTGTGATAGTTTATTGCCACAGGTCTCTTTTCACAAGTCTTACACAATGATCTAATCATACCAAGCCCTTTTTGGTGCCCTTTTCCATAGATATTTATGGGCAAAATATTCAATACACACTAAATACTTCTGATAAAACCATTATTGGGAGAGTTAGTAAATGGCTACAACATTACAATCACCGGGCGTAAAAGTATCAGTAATAGATGAAAGTTTCTATACTCCTGCAGGCCCAGGAACCACACCGTTAATTTTTGTGGCTACTGCCGCAAACAAAACAAATGCCTCAGGTACAGGCCTAGCTAAAGGAACAGATCCTTCAAACGCTGGAAAAGTATACACAATTACAAGTCAACGTGATTTGACAGATACCTTTGGAACTCCATTGTTCTATACAGATACTCAAGGTAATCCGATCCACGGTGGCGAACTTAACGAATACGGACTACAAGCCGCTTATTCATTGTTAGGTGTTAGCTCTAAAGCCTATGTTGTTCGTACAAACATCGACCTAAGCCAACTAACAGCACAATCAGATGCTCCACACGGTCCTCCCGCAGATGGCTCATACTGGTTAGATGACTCCAATACTTTGTTTGGTCTTTTTGAATGGAACTCTGCTACAGGCACATTTGCTAACAAGTCTCCTATCATCATTGATTCTGCAAACAAAGCAAATAACACAGTAAACGCAGATGGTGAAACATTAAAACCAAGTCTAGGTGCTAGTGGTTCATATGCTATAGTTTTAGATTCTGCAGACAGAAACGCTATGTATTACAAAAACCTAAACGGTAATTGGGTACAAGTTGGTAGTTCAGGTGAAACATCATTTGCTTCTAACGCAAACAACGCAACATTCGTTTCTACAACATGGCAAACAAGCTGGCCAGCAGTAGTTGCTACAGCAAGTAATCCAAGTTTTGTAACAACACCGGGTGCTGTTACAATTAACGGTAATTCAATTACAGTTACAACTGCATCAACCGTTGCAAGCATTTCTGCTAGTATCAACAGCGCATTACATACAAAAGGTATTGGTGCTAAAGCTAATTCATCTGGCAAGTTAGAATTGTATGCCGATCTATATCCTGGAAGCATAGTAGTTGGCGGTAACGCATCAACATTATCTACTCTAGGTATTCCTTCCGGTACTTATGCAGGACCACAAATGACAGTGGCTCCGCATACACAATATCCTAACTATGCAACAGCTCCAAGTGGTTCTGTTTATCTTAAGACAACTAGTCCAAATAGCGGCGCAAGTTGGATCATCAAGAAATATTCAGCATCAACACAGGCATTTTCGCAAGTATCAGCTCCAGTCTACAATGACATGGCATCTGCAATTTATAACATTGATAAAACAGGTGGTGGTGTTAACATTCCTGTTGGCACATTGTTTGTTGAAGCCAACTACGATCACGGTGACGGATTTGCATCAACTTCAACACAGCGTCCTATTACATTAAACTTCAAGATCAATCAACGTGTTGCTGTAAGCCCAACAACTATTACAAGCAAGGTATTATCTAGCCCTGCTACGCTAGTTAATGGCACTACAATTCAAATCAAAGAAACACTAGTTGGTCAATCAACATACGGTAATGCTGTTACTGTCACAATTCAAACTCCTAGCGCAGGTGATACATGGGCGGGTGCTTTTGTAACTGCTGTTAATGCGGCTGGTTTGACAAACGTTACAGCTACACACAATGCCAATGATACTATTACAATTACACACGCAACTGGTGGTAACATCAAGTTCAACGACAATACTACTGTAATGGGTACATTAGGTTTCACTCCATGGAACCAAGATAATCTATCACAAGCATACACATCCAACTTCTATCCATTAGGCGACTTTGAACCAGATGGTTTTGAATTTGTAGCTAGTAACTGGGCTCCGTTGTTTACAACTGCAAGTCCAACACAACCTGTAACTCCTCCATCCGACGGCACATTATGGTATGATTCTATCACTGACCAAGTAGACATTATGTATAATAATGGTACAACATGGGTTGGTTACAGAACTGCTGGAGCTTTCCCAGCATCAGATCCAAACGGTCCTATTGTAAGCTCAACAATGCCTACAAAACAAAGCGATGGCAAGACAGCACTAGCAGATGGTGATATCTGGATCGATCGTTCTAACATCGAACTATATGGCCAATCAATTTATGTTTACAATGGCAATACTCTAAAGTGGGTCAAACAAGATCCATCAGATCAAACTAGCCCGACAGGTTGGGAATTTAGAGATGCTCGTTGGACTACTAATGGTTATTCAACAGCGGCCGCTAGCATACAGACTTTGTTGCTGAGCAATTACCTAGACCCAGACGCACCAGATCCAACTGGTTATCCACGTGGAACACGTCTATGGAATCTACGTCGTTCAGGATTCAATGTAAAACGTTATAATGAAAATTATATCAACGTTAACGCTAACAATGGTGTTAACCCACGTTACACAGAACCGATGGACGGATCTAACTCAACAACCAAATATGCAACAGCACGTTGGGTAACAGTAAGTCCAAATAATGCAGACGGTTCAGGCGCATTCGGACGCCACGCACAGCGCGGTTTCGTAGTATCTTCCTTAAAAGGATTGATTACTTCTAACCAAGCAGTTCGTGACACAGACAGTCTAGTGTTTAACTTGATTGCTTGCCCAGGATATCCTGAGACAGTACAAAACATGATCGCAATGAACACAGACCGTGGTCAAACAGCGTTCGTTATCGGTGATACACCATTCCGTTTACCAAGTGATGGCACTTCATTGTCAGCTTGGGGCTTGAACAAAAATGGCGCACTAGACAACAATGATGTTGGATCAGTAAGCTTCGACAGCTTCATGGCTTTCTTCTATCCAAGTGGTTATACAAACGATAATGCAGGCAACTATATTGTTGTTCCGCCAAGCCATATGATGTTACGCACATTCATCAACAGCGATGCTAAATCATACGAATGGTTTGCTCCAGCTGGTGTACGTCGTGGTAACGTAGACAACGCAACATCAGTTGGTTATATCGATGGCCAAACAGGTGAGTTCAAAACAGCACCATTGCCACAAAGCATACGTGATGTTATGGCACAAAACGGACACATCAATCCGATCGCAACTCTAACAGGTAGCGGTATTGTTAACTTTGGTAACTATACACGTTCCCCTGCATCAAGTTCATTAGATCGTATTAACGTAGCTCGTTTAGTAGCATATCTACGCAGACAGCTACAGATTTTAGTAAGTCCGTACCTATTTGAACCAAATGATCAAATTACACGTAGTGAAGTTAAAAACGCTGTAGACAGTTTCTTGTTAGAACTTGTCGGACAACGTGCTATCTATGACTACTTGGTAGTTTGTGACTCTAGCAACAATACGCCTGCTAGAATTGACAGATCAGAGTTATGGATCGACATAGCGATTGAACCAGTTAAAGCAGTGGAATTCATTTATGTTCCAGTTCGCTTATTGAATACAGGTGCGATTGCCGCAGGTAATTTAGGTTCAATGTCAAAAGGTTAATAGGTTAAATACAAAGGAATAAGGAGCAATTAGATGGCAATCGCAAGTTTAAGTAAATTATCAGTTCCACTACCGGCAGGTCAGAGCGCAATGAGCCAAGGCTTGTTGATGCCAAAGCTGAAATATCGCTTTAGAGTTCAGTTACAGAATTTTGGTGTTACAAAGCCAACAACTGAAATCACCAAGCAGGTAATGAACGTAACTCGTCCAAAGGTTCAGTTTGAAAACATGGAATTACATGTTTACAACTCAAAGATCAACTATGCTGGCAAGCACACATGGGATCCGATCACACTTGTAATACGTGATGATCAATCAAGTGCAGTTAGCAAACTAGTAGGCGAACAGATCCAGAAGCAGTTCGACTTCTATGAGCAGGCATCAGCAAGTTCAGGTATCGACTACAAGTTCACTACAGTTATCGAAATCCTTGACGGTGGTAACGGTGCATTTGAACCAGCAGTACTTGAGACATTTGAATTGCTTGGTTGCTATGTAACAGACGCTACATATCAACAAGTTGACTATTCAAGTTCTGAAGCACTAGATATCAGTTTATCTATCAAGTTCGACAACGCTATCCAAACAGATACCGCAGGCAATCCAATCGGTATTGGTACAAACGTTGGACGTACATTGGGTTCATTGGCTACAGGTTAATCTTAGGCAATACCACACAAAAGACCCAGTTTTATCTGGGTCTTTTTTTACGGCTAAATACTTCATGCCAAATATTACTGACTTTCTCACTGGTGTCTTTTCGGGTGCTACTCATCCTAAAGGAACCCTAGGCGACTTCCAACATGCCGCTAGATTATATGGAGACAATCTATACTCTCTGACTCCTAAGACAGGGCACATGTATTATGCGTTCCTGGTTATTAATCCTAGAGCGCAAACGCAAATATCCGCCGGATCCGATCAAAGAACAGGAAGTTTGCTAGGTACGATTGGTCAAGTGCTAGGCGGTGCAAACACCAAAGGCATTTTTAATAACGGCAAAAATCAAAACTTAGAAGCAGGACTATTAGTCAAAGCCGCAGACTTACCTAAGTTTCAAATTCAAACAGAACAGCTGAATCAATATAATCGCAAAACAGTTGTACAAACAAAAATAAATTATCAGCCAGTGTCTATTAGTTTTCATGATGACATGAGCAACGTTACTAATGATCTATGGCAAAATTATTTTAGATATTACTATGCAGATAGTACCTATGCAAGTGCCAGCAGTCCAACTTCCGATGACCTACAGAACGCAACTAATCCTGCTTACGGTAATACAAAATATTCAGCAACTACTCCAGTTCCGCCCAATGCATATGGTTTAAACAATAATCAGGGCGAACCATTTTTTAAAGCGATCATACTTTATCAACTCAATAGGCATGTCTTTAATTCCTATATACTAGTCAATCCATTAGTAACGTCTTGGGATCATGCACACCTAGATCAGTCGCAGGCTAGTTTTTCAGAAAACAAAATGACTATCCAATACGAAACTGTATTCTATGGCAAGGGGCGTGTAAGAAGGGATCATCCTCCAGGATTCGCAACGTTCCATTATGATACTACACCAAGTCCTTTGAGTATACAAGGCGGCGGTACTGGTACGCTGTTTGGCCCTGGCGGAATTATTGCAGGCGCAGAAGAACTTTTCGGTGGCAGTGATACAGGTCCTACAAGCATATTAGGCACTGCCCTAGGCGCGGCTAATCTAGCAAGAAATATTGGTAAATTAAATTCAGCAGGCATACAGGCAGAAGGCTACAGCATACTAGGCGGGGTATTAGGTACTATAGGTAACAAGGGCAACATACCTTCTGGTTCTCCTGTAGGAATTGGTGGCGGAGTAGTAGGAGGCGCCTTGAGTTTGTTTAGGGGCAATAACAGTAGTACTAACGGCGAAAATAATGCGGCACCTAGATCCGTTTTAGCAGGTGGAGCAACTACTGATTCCCCAGGTGGAGCAACTTCCCAAGTCGCGGCTACTGGTGCTGTAGTGGCTGGATTTAGTCCTCTTGATCCAAATCTATTACCAACCGATGTAGCCGAATTAGAATCATTATCTGCCGCGAATCAAGATCAACTTTCGTTACTACAGACACAGATATCAGATGCGCAGAGTAAAGAAGCAGTTTATAAAACCACATACGCTCAACAATTGGCTATAGGCGGGCAAGCCGCGGCTGATGAATTTAGTAATCAATATGCATCTAATGGTTATCAAGACCCTGCAAAATTACAAGCTAATCTTACAGTATTGCAAAACAATCAAGCACTGGTCGAGACAGCATTGAAAAATGCAAATCAGACAATCGCACAGAATCCGACGGTGGCGAAAGACGATAACACACAAGGACCGAAAGATCCTAATGCCAATTTAAATGTTGGAGTTAACGCAGATGCTAACCTACAAGCCAAGACAGATAGTACTACAGGTACAGAAAATGCCGCACAAGACTATTACGACTTTTAATCATGACAACATATAATAATATTCCCCAGGAAGTAGTTACAGACAGCGCCAAGTCTACTCTACAGATGTTTAATCAATATGGCACACCAACTCTGTCGCTGGATGCCGCTACTGTAGATGCCGCTGTAGGATTCTTTACCAGCAGAGGCTTTGATAAGCACAGTGCAGAAAGTATCAGTTATATCATTATGAAACAGGCTAAGGTTGACGGGTATAAACCTTTTCAGATTATTGATACGTTGCAGGGTTTAGACAATGTACAAATATCTGCATTGGTAACCGAGATACTTAACTATAACAGATTTAAAACTAGTAGTTTAGGTATGGCGCAATCTTTTATTCCCGTGGATAGTGTACAAAGAAATATTTTAGCCTAATGAGAAATACAGCACGTGGCCCCTACATACTCAAGAATCCAGAAAAGTACGTAGGTGGAGGTACTCCATATTATCGTAGTAGCTGGGAAGCCGCTGTCATGAAGATGTGCGATGAAAACGAATCTATACAACAGTGGGCCAGCGAAGCAGTTAAAATTCCCTATAGAGATCCGTTGACTGGAAAACAAACAGTTTACGTTCCAGACTTTCTTGTTGTTTATGTTGATAAAAAGCAAAAGAAACACTCTGAGATTTGGGAAGTTAAACCCGCCAATCAAACCATGATTGAAAATGTTGGAAAAAATCCCTACAATCAAGGACAGTTTGTTCGTAATCAAGTCAAGTGGGAAATGGCTAGACAATGGGCTAGAGGTCGTGGGCTTACTTTTAGGGTGTTAACAGAGGCAGATATTTTCCATACAGGCAGTAAAAAGCGATAAGTAAAGTTATGACTAAAAAGCTCGAAGAAATTCTCAACATCGAACCTACTAAAAAGGCAGAGCCCGTTGTCAAGCCAGAAACCTTGGATATGACACAAGTACAGCATGTTGATCTACAACAAAACCTAGAACAGTTTGATAAGATATCAGCCGCATTACCGCAAGTAAAAGGGCTAGGGGATATGAGCGATCAAGAACTAGATGGCCTAGCGTCCAAAGCCGAAAAAGCCTATGACGATCTAATGGATTTAGGCATGAATGTAGAAGCTCGATACGGAGCACGTATGTTTGAAGTAGCAGGAACTATGTTACAGGCCGCAATAACAGCTAAATCTAACAAAATTGATAAAAAATTAAAGATGATAGATCTACAGCTTAAAAAGCTGGCAATAGACAAGAAAAGCGGCCCCGGAACTGACGGCGGCATAGTTGAAGGGGAAGGATACGTCATTTCTGACCGTAACAGCCTCCTGGAAAAACTTAAAAATATGAATAAATAATATACCAGGAAACAAACATGAGATCATTCAAAGAATACCTAACCGAAAGCAAACGCACATATGACTTCAGAGTCAAGATTGCGGGAGATGTATCTGCTGATAACGAAAAAACACTAGAAACTTTACTTGACAAGTTCCAAGTGGCTAGCTTCAAAAAAGCAGGCAAAACACCTATCCAGAGTGTTCCATTAGATTTCCCATTAATCAAACACGCAGAAGTTAACATCTATGAAGTAAGTCTAGACTATCCAACTACGCAGTGGGAACTTCACGAGTATCTGTCAGCTAACTTAAGAATAGGCAGAGATCAAATCGTAGTTCGTAATCCATTTGAACCAACAGAAGAATATCAGGCTCCTAGAGAGGCTCACGAAGGTACGCTATTACAGGACCCTAACTACACAGAATCTCCTAGTGTAGACAGCAAAAAATATTACGGCACCGAATACAATTTGAGCTTTGTAAAAGCATTGAATGACACTATTAAGGCCCAACGCAAAGAGCAAGGCCAACAAATTCCCACAGAGTCAGCCGCAACCTATAACGTTGACTCCAAAGAAAACACAACCAGTCCGATACAACAATCTGACTATGATCCAAGGAAATAATTATGCAAATGATCGACGTAATGAAACGCCTAGCAGAGTTGGATACAAACAATCCTAACGTTGTAAAGGCCGAATCAAAAGAACAAGAATTTAACGGTAACAATGCAGTTACTGGTTTAAACAAATACACAGGCGAAGAAGTTGTAACAGAACATTTAAGTGTTGCTGAACTACAAAAGCTATCAGGCCTAACAGAAGGTTTAGCCGAGTGTGGTCCAATGGGCATGATGGGTTCAGGTCCAATGGGTATGGCATCTAAGCCAACTGCTAACTTTAGCTTGAACGCTTCTGCCGCAACTGGCGATGAAGTAGCAAGTATGCTAACACAAATCATGAATCTAGCAGGCGTTAAAGATGCAGGTCATCATTTAGGTACTCCAGACCACTTAGGTCAAGAGCCATTGACAGCTCAACCAGCAGGTTCAATGGGTCACCAAGAGCCAATGAGCGATATCGCTAAAGCATTAGGTCATATCGACAGCATCGAAAATGATGAAGAAGGTTTTGACCCTGAGCAACCAGAAGGCGGCGGCGCTGGCGCAGGCGACATCACTATGGATGACGAAGAAACAGATTTCGCAGGTCAAATGAATCACATGCCAGATGACAAATCCCCAACTGACGGTGATGTAGGCGCAATGGCTGATCAAGTTCGCGACATGGCTGATGAACTAAGCAAAAAAGATCCAGAAGATTTTGACGTAGCTGAAGAATTACGTTTATTTGACAATAGTCCAAAAGAACAAACTCGTGCGTACGATCCAAACTCATTCGCAGACGTTATCAACAGACTGCGTGACTTTGAGCAAACTCCAGCACGTGGTGGCGACAATCCATTAAAGGCACATGCAGTAGAGGCAATCGAACCAACAGACGAAACAGGCTCTTTAGCAGAAAAACTAATGTCAGACTATCAACAATTTGTAAACGAAAACGGCCTACAAAGATACACTGGTATTAAAAAGTATGGCAAGAAGGGTTTTGAAGCACTACAAAAGGCCGGACGTGAAGGCGCAGATGAAGAAGAAAAAGGCGCAATTAAAGACCGATTCAAGAAGAAATAAAAATCAAAGGCAATTACCAAATAGGCTCTTCGGAGCCTATTTTTTTCAGTAAATAAACGCATGTCATTAAACAAAGATACATCCTTAATCAAAACAGCTCATAAAACTGTCAAGTTTAGCGAGCAGGATTTACTTGATCTACAAGAATGTACTGATCCCACTAATGGACACAAATATTTTTTAAGACATTTCTTTTCAATTCAGCATCCAACTAGAGGTAAGATCAAATATCAAGCCTACGGATATCAGAATGCTCTTGTAGACAGTTTACATAATTATCGATTCAATGTTAACATGTTGCCGCGCCAAAGTGGCAAGACCACAACAGCAGTCGGTTACTTGCTATGGTACGCAATGTTCAATCCAGACCAGACTATTCTTATAGCGGCACACAAGTACACAGGTGCTCAGGAAATTATGCAACGCATTCGCTATGCATATGAATTATGTCCTGATCATATACGTTGCGGCGTCACAAGTTATAATAAACAGTCAATCGAATTTGATAATGGTTCACGTATCGTAGCACAAACAACAACAGAAAATACAGGTCGTGGTATGTCTATATCACTACTATACTGCGACGAGTTCGCATTCGTACCGCCAAACATTGCCACAGAATTCTGGACTTCAATTTCGCCTACACTAGCGACTGGTGGTAAAGCGATCATAACTTCAACACCAAACTCAGACGAGGATCAGTTTGCTGAAATTTGGTTTGGCGCTAATCGTATGTTTGACGAACATGGCAACGAAAGAGAAGTAGGTGAGAACGGATTCCATGCTTACATAAGCCACTGGTCAGATCATCCGGATCGCGATGACGAGTGGGCCAAGGTCGAGATGGGTCGCATTGGCGAGGAACGCTTCCGCCGTGAGTATGGCTGTGAATTCTTGATCTATGACGAAACTCTAATCAACAGTATTAATCTAGCTGAGATGGTAGGGGAAGAACCTAAATTCCGCCAAGGACAAGTTCGCTGGTATAAAGACATCGATCCGAGGATGACCTATATTGTATCCCTAGATCCTAGCCTAGGAACAGGTGGAGATCCGTCAGCTATACAGATCATTGAGATCCCTACATTTGAGCAAGCAGGAGAATGGCAACACAATATGACTCCTGTGCAAGCGCAGGCACGCATCCTCAGAGATATCTGTAAGTTTATAAATGAAGAATGTCAAAAGGTCGGAACACAGGCTAACATTTACTATTCTGTAGAAAACAATACTATTGGTGAAGCCGCACTTGTTAGCATCAACGAAATAGGTGAGGAAAGCATACCCGGGCTATTCCTTAGCGAGCCAATAAAGAAAGGACACATCCGCCGTTTCCGCAAGGGCTATAATACTACAGAAAAAGCCAAAATAAGCGCCTGTGCCAAACTAAAACATCTAATCGAACACAAGATCCTTAAACTACACAGCAAAGCTCTTATGAGCGAACTTAAAGGATTTATTGCCGGCGGGGCTAGTTTTAAAGCAAAAACAGGGCATCACGATGACCTAGTGCTATCGCTATTGCTGGCAATTCGCATGATCGTACAGCTACAGGACTGGGATCCTGCTATCTATGAAAAATTCAACGAGCACCCAGACGATGAAGTAGTCATGCCCATGCCCATTTACATTAGCGGAATAGCATAAATATAAATTATGAACGCTCTAGAAATTATAGCCCAAGATTTATTCGACAAAGTACGTAGCCGCTTCACCAATTTACAGATGGGTGATCAATCCGGTGCCGTTACACTAGACCCTAAAGAAGCCAGAATGTTTGATTTTGACTTTATTTTAGAAGGAAATAATCTAGGTAGAGTCAGTATCAGTATCAACAATATCGGCAGTTTAAAAGTATTTTACAGCCAAGGAATCGTAGAAGGCATAGACCATGTGTCAGCAGGCTTATGGTATGACTTCTTAAAAGAAATGAGAGGATTTGCCAAACGTAGATTACTACGTTTTGATGCACGTGATATCAGCAAAGACTTTTTAGATCAAAATGACTTCCAGTTTTTAGCACAAAATGGATCACCACAGGAAAACGCTATGCAAGAATCAAATTACTATGGTAGCTCAATGAGCAGTTACCGCAAACTAGAAAACACAAAATTAATTTTGCGCCATTCTAAGGCGGTAGATGAAAATGTTGTTGGTGGCCGTAGCCGTCACGTAAAAGCTATCTTTATCGAGAATGAAGCTGGTGAACGTTTCAAATATCCATTCATACATCTAGCCGGTGCTAAAGCCATGCAACGTCACGTAGCCAATGGCGGCACCCCATTTGACCAAGCTGGACAAACAATAACAACGATGAGTGAACATATTATCAAATTAGGTTCATTCAAACGTCATGTAGGTAATAACCAAAACTTAACAACAGAAGCTGTTGGTATTTTAGATCGTGCTAGTAGCAAATTGACACAGTTACGCAATACAATGGAAGCTATTGGTAAACAGAAGAATTACGAAGCATGGATGGAGTCATTAGATTCTTCTCCACTGGTTCAAGTAACAGAACTAGACGAAACTACCTTAGCAGATTTTAAGTCTAAATTTACAATTAGCTCATTTAAAGATGATCTAGCTCAATACTTTCCATTGCTAAATGGTATCATGCATGAAACAAGCGTAGTCGAACTCGAAGACCTAGTAGGCGAAGCTAAAGAAACATGCACCTGTGATATGGAAGGCGGACAAGATGAATGCCCAGTACACGGTGAAGGAAATGAAGAAGCTAAGAAGGAAGGAGCTTTCGAAGCGTTTGAATCATGGACAGATGAATTAGATCCATTTAGTCCTGCTAAACTAGTTCGTGAAAGCGGAGATCAAACTCCAGAAGAAAAACACGAAACAATGAAATATATCGTAGATCTTAATAAAGCAATCAAGGCAGGCGAGGTACAACCTACTCCAGAACTAGAAAAAGAATTTGAAAATACACTGGGCTACTTAGGTTTACCATTTGATCAAATAACCAAAGCATGGGAACGTGTAACTGGACAAAGCAAGGATACAGGACTAGATCCAAAGTATAAAAAACCAGCTCCACCTATGGACATGGGCAGTGAAGAAGGCGAGGATGAAGTAGATCCAGATGTTGCCAAATACAAAAGTATGGCCAAGAGTGGTAGAGTAGGTCAAGATCAAACAGGGTTCGGCGCAGGCTTAGATGAAGAATCCGAAGCAGGACCATTGCCAATCAAAGAAATCGCAGAAGTGGTAAAATCAATGTTTGATCCAATCGCAGGTGCTTTCCCAAGAGGCGAGACCGGTGTTGCTACGCACATTGGCGTTAAGTATGGCGATTCAGCAGGCGAGCTTGCAGAGAAGCTATGTAACTATTTGATCCAAAAGCACAGCGATAACAAGCAGATGGAAGCTATCCGCAGACTAAGTGGTCTGACTAGCTAATTGGTTAAAATTACCAGAAATACTCCTACTTAGGAGTTGACAGTATAAATAAAAGTGCGTATAGTTAACTATATGCACTTTTTCTTTTTTAGTCAGTTGGCTTTAAAAGAACGGCACATAAAATAAACATTAAGGAAAAACATTATGGCAACTTTAGCAGAAATCAGAGCAAAACTTCAAGCAACATCTCAACAAAACACTGGTAGCTCAACTGGTGGAGACAACGCAATTTACCCCCATTGGAATATCGCAGAAGGTCAACAGGCAACTGTTCGCTTCCTTCCAGACGGCGATGCAAACAACACTTTTTTCTGGATCGAACGTGCAATGATCAAATTGCCTTTCGCTGGTGTAAAAGGTGAAACCAATTCTAAACCAGTAACAGTACAAGTACCTTGCATGGAAATGTGGGGCGAGACTTGTCCTATCCTTACTGAGGTACGTCCTTGGTTCAAGGACAAGAGTTTGGAAGATATGGGTCGTAAATATTGGAAGAAGCGCAGTTACTTGTTCCAAGGTTTTGTTGTAGACTCTAAACTACAGGAAGACAAAACTCCTGAAAATCCAATCCGCCGTTTTATTATCGGCAGTCAAATCCACAACATCATCAAGAACGCATTGATGGACAGTGAAATCGAAGAATTGCCAACAGACTATGTTCGCGGTTTAGATTTCAAGATCACTAAGACATCTAAAGGTGGTTATGCAGACTATTCAACATCAACATGGGCTCGTCGTGAACGTGCTTTAAGCGATGCTGAAAAAGCCGCAATCGACCAGTATGGCTTGTTTGATCTTAAGAGCTTCCTACCTAAGAAGCCAGGCGAAGTTGAACTCAAGGTCATGAAAGAAATGTTCGAAGCATCAGTAGATGGCGAAGCATTTGACATGGATCGTTGGGGTCAATACTTCAAACCAGCAGGTATGGGCGGTAGTGGTTCTGCAACTGGTAGCAATACCAAAGCGGCACCAGCACCAGTAGCATCAACTGTGGATGAAGATGATGTCCCTTTTGAGAGTGCGGCGTCAGCACCCGCAAGCCAAGTTGCTGAACAGGCTCCTGTTGCAACGAAAGCTACACCAGAGGCTTCGACAAGCGGAGCGGAAGCAAGCTCAAGAGCACAAGACATCCTAGCGATGATCCGTAACCGTCAAAAACAATAATTTAGGAGATAGACTATGGGAAAAGCCTTCGATATTTCGAAGTTCCGTAAGTCTATCACTAAGTCGATTGACGGCTTAGGTATAGGCTTTAACGAT